AGTTATTTATTCAAAAGATAAAAAGACAGTTCAAAAAGTTGAACATTTACCAATTGAAACGTTAAGAGCAGAAAAGTGTTCAGAAGGAGATAAGCAAGTACAAGCGTATTATTATCATTCAGATTGGGCAAACGCAAAGCCAAGCGATAAACCTTTGAGAATACCAGCATTTGGTGTTTCAAAAAGTGTACAACCAATTGAGATATTATATGTAAAACCTTACGAAGCTGGAATGTATTATTATAGTACACCAGATTATGTATCTGGGATTAGCTTTAGTGAGATTGAAGAAGAGATTGCGAACTTTCACGTTAACAATATAAAAAACAGTTTTGCTCCAGCATCGTTAATCAACTTTAACAACGGAGTTCCAGACGAAGAAGCACAAACATTAATTGAAAACAAAATTGTTTCTAAATTTCAAGGAACAAATTCTGCTGGAAAATTAATAATTGCTTTTAACGATTCAAAAGAATCACAAGCGGACATCACACCAGTTCAAATTTCTGATGCACATAATCAATATGAATTTATTTCAAGTGAGGCACAGAGCAAGATAATGATGTCGCATAGGATTGTTTCGCCAATGCTTTTAGGTATTAAAGATAATAGCGGATTTGGTAATAATGCAGAAGAATTAAAGAACGCTTCTATATTAATGCAAAACATCGTTATAAACCCATTTCAAGAACTTTTAATTGATGCCCTTGACAAGATACTTGCTTTTAATGGTATTGCCTTAAACCTATACTTTAAGACGTTACAGCCATTACAATTTATGGATTTAGAGAATGTAAAAGATGCTGAAACAAGAGAAGAAGAAACTGGTGTAAAAATGAGTAAAACTTTTTTAGCATTAGAGGACTTTGGAGAAGATGAGGACTTGGAAGAATGGGAATTAATTGATGAACGAAAGGTTGATTACGATTCAGAAGATGAGTTAGACGAACAGATAAAAAAATTAAACGAAAAGAATCCAAGTTTACTCTCCAAGATATGGAACTTTGCAACAACTGGTACTGCAAGACCAAACGCAAAAAGTAGCCAAGACGGAAAAGAACCTAATTTTGGTTTACAATATAAAGTGAGATATCAATATGCACCTTTAAGAGCATCTGACTCCTCCAGAGAGTTTTGCAAGAAAATGGTAAATGCAAAAAAGATATACAGAAAAGAAGATATTATTGCAATGGGTAATAAATCTGTAAACAAAGGTTGGGGATTAAATGGTGCTGATAATTATAGTATTTGGCTATATAAAGGCGGTGGTGATTGTCATCATTTTTGGATGAGAAAAACTTACATCGCAAAAGGTTCTAATTTAAAACCAGATGTTGGAAATCCAAAAGCTGAAATAAGCGTAAACAAGGCAAAGAAAGCTGGTATCAAACCAGAGGTTAACGCAAAAGAGGTTGCAATGCGACCAACAGATATGCCGAACAACGGATTCGTAAACAAATAAGATATATGGCAACAGCATTATTTATAAGTAGAACTGATTTAGTAAAAAATTCTGTAATTGATGGGAACACCGATACGGATTCCTTTATTCAGTTTATTAAGATTGCACAAGAGATACACATTCAGAACTATTTAGGTACTAAATTATATGATAAAATTTCTGCTGATATTATAGCAGATACTTTAACTGGAGATTATTTAGAACTTGTTAATTCTTTTATTCAGCCAATGCTAATTCATTACGCTATGGTTGATTTTTTACCATTTGCAGCTTATCAAGTTAAAAGTGGGGGTATATTTAAACACACTTCTGAAAACGCTGAAACAGTTTCAAAAGATGAGGTTGATTATTTAGTACAAAAAGAAAGAGAATTTGCTGAATATTATACAAGACGTTTTGTTGATTACATTTGTTTTGACAGTTCAAAGTTTCCAGAGTATTTAGACAATCAAGATTCTGATGTATATCCAGACAAAAATGTAAGCGGTTCAAATTGGGTACTATAATGAAAGGATATAAACCAAAAGCGGTAAACGTTGTTAAATTAGAAAAATATTTAACTAAAAAAGAGAAAGATGGCAAACGAAATATATAAAAGTTCTTGGTGGGGTTCACCTATTCAAAATGGATGGGGTAATATTTATTACGATTTATCAGTTACAAGTGCAGTACCTAATTTAATAACTACACTACAAGCAAGAGCAACGTATTCAGAAAATATAACTTGTACAACTGCAACATTAACAGCTTTAGAAAACATAGAATAGAATGGCAAATTTATTAGAAGAAGCATCAATATTACTTACTCCAACAGCTTATAACGATGGTAGTATGTTATCGGTTAAGCCAGAAAACGGAGATGGAGATTTCACTTTCTCTCGTAATTCAGCAGCTACAAGAGTTAACGCACAAGGTTTAGTTGAAAATGTACAAATACTTTCAAGTAATTTAGTATTAAATGGTGACTTTAGCGAAGAGGGTTCAGAGGAAGTTTTAAATGGTGATTTTGCTAATGGTAGCACAGATTGGAATTTAAGGGATGCTTGGGTTGTATCAAATGGTATATGTTCTTTGAATCCTCCTAACTCAGATTATTTAAGTCAAGCAAATGTACTTACATCAAACAAGTCTTATAAATTAACTTTTGATATTATTGTAAATAGTGGAAATTTACAACCACAATTTTTTGACGGAGGATTCCAAACTATTGGAACTTATAGCACAACACAAACAGTTGAAGTTTATTTTGAATCAACATCAAGCGGAACACTTTATTTTAAACCTAATTCATTTACAGGCTCTATAACAAACATATCCGTTAAAGAAGTCGGGCAAAGTTGGGCAAAAGCTGCTAATTGGTCAATAGCTGATGGAAAGGCAACGAGTACTGGTGCTGGTAGAATGTTTCAATCAATACCTTTTTTAGAAACTAATGTAGGAACAAAAGTTGTTGTTAGTTTTGACATTGTAGATTACACTTCGGGTGGAGTTGTTATACAATGTTATGGAGCTTCATCTGAAAACTTTACGGGAGTAGGAACACATACTTTTACAACAGTAACAACAAACACATTAAACTTTTACATAAATAATTCGGGGCAAGGTAATTTAGTTGGCTCAATAGATAATGTATCTGTAAAAGAAATAACAGACGAAACAAACTTACCAAGAATAAACTACGAAGATGGTTGCGGAAGTTGGTTATTAGAACCGCAATCTACAAATTCAATAACTCATAGTGAGGATTTCAGTAGTACTTTATATGTAAAAGACGGTGGTGTTATTGTAGGAAATACAAATAACATATCTCCAAGCGGAGAGGTGAACGCAACAGAGATAAACGTTACCGATAATGGTAGAATTTACGCTGATATGTCATCTGCTACATACTACTCTACTGTGTTTATTAAAGCAGGAACTTTCTCTTATTTTAAATTTTTAAGTTCAAATATTGATTTAGTAGCTGAAACAAATTCAAACGGAAGTATAGAAAACTATGGCAATGGTTGGTTTAGAATTGGAGTAGCCATAACAAGTGTTAGACCTTTTCAAATACAAGCATATCCCGACAATACATACACCGCCCATACAACTGCTGGAAGTTATTACATTTGGGGGGCACAAGCAGAACAACAATCTTTTGCAACCTCGTATATTCCCACACAAGGAGCAGCATCCACAAGGTTAAAAGATATAGCGAACAATAGCGGAAATGCAAGTTATTTTAACGATTCAGAAGGAGTGCTATATGCTGAAATTTCAAGAACTTTAAACGGTGGGTCTTATAGTCTTATTTCTGTTTCGTCAAATTCAACACAAAGCATCGTATCAGTAGGAAAAGGCTATAATACAAACAAACTTTTTATTTATGTTAAATTTGGAGGTGTTACTGTTTTTTCTGATACAACCATAGATTTTAAAGATAGTTTTCAAAAAATAGCTATTAAATATAAAAGCGGAGAAAGTTCTGTTTTCATTGATGGAAGTAAAATGTTGACATCTTCAAGCATATTTACAACAGTAGTACCTTTAGAAGTTTTAAGGTTTTCTTGGCAATCCGATACATCAAATCCTTTCTACGGGAAAACAAAAGCACTTGCAGTTTTCAAAACAGCTTTAACAGATGAACAATTAACAGCTTTAACAACAATATAATGATTAAAATAGGAAAATATCAATTTGATTCAAGAGAAGCAGCACAAACAAGGATAAATTATTTAGGTACTGAAACAGACGAAGA